TCGACTGGCGCGATTGCGGGTTCACTGCGAACACACCAGCGATGGTGAACGTGTCGCCCGCGGCGACCGTGCCGCCTGCGCCCAGGCCGGTCACGAGCAGCGTGCTACCCGTTTGGCCTGCACCCGACACCGTGCCGTTGGTGCGCGTGCCTGCGGTCGCCTGGCGGATGTTCTGGTCCATGCCGATGTCGAAGCCCAACGCCGGAACGAAGATGCCGCTTTCGTACTGGTCGCTGATCGGGCGCGGCGCGTTGAACAGACCCGCGGCAGCCTTCACCATCGAGCCGTTTGCAGCCGGGTCCCACACGACCGTGCGCTGACCGTCGCGCGGCGTCGCTTCCTGATCCAGACGCGTGCCAGCAGCGAGCAGCGTGGCGATATCGTTCGGCGTGGTGCCGGCGGTGCCGACCTGATTCGCGACCGACGTGTACAGGCCGAGGCCGTCGAAGTCGATCTTGTTGGCGATGGTCGCCATTGCCGGCTTCAGGTAACGGTCCGCGAAGTCGTCGATGTTCAACGTCAGTTCCTGCGACGAGAACGTGAAGTCGACGTGGAACTGCGTGTCAAGCGTGACCGGCACGACGGTTTCCACGACGTTCTCGATGTTCAGTGCGGGGCCGGTCGTACCGACAAAGCGCACCGGCTTGCGAACGTTCACGGTCGAGCCGACCTTTGCGCCCTTGACGGCGAACTCGTCGCTGTATTCCTTGTTCACCCGACCCGAGAAGGCCAAGTTGTTTTCAAGGATCATCAGCGACTTGTCGAGGATCTTGCTGGTATTAAGAAGAGTGTTTGCCATTTTTCAGCCTCATTTGGAGCCGTGTTTCTTCCACCACGCGATCTGCTCTGCGGCCGAGGCGAATTCCTCTGGCTCGACAGGCGACGACCGTCCGCCGATCGGGTTGATCGGTGCGGGGGCGTTGGAAACGGGTTTGGGTTTCGCCTGACCGACCGTCGATTCGAGACGGGCCAGTTCAAGCGCCATGCGCAACGGAGGAAGGGACAGCAGGCGTTCAGCGACTTCCGGGTTCTGGCCCAAGTGGTGCAGCACCTTGTGGCCGGCATCCATCGCCGTGACGGCTTCGAGAAACTCGGGCGATGCGCCGCCGAGCATCTGGAACGTGCGCAGCGACGAATCCCACTCGTTACCGAACTCGCCCTTGCCGGCGTCGAACACCTTGTTGCAGGCCTCATCGAACTTTTCCTGCTGGATGAGGCGCCTGGCTTCGGCCCGAATCTCGTCGGCGGTCATCTGCTTCGGTTGAGACTGGCTTTCTGCCGGCTGCTGGTACTGCCGCAACTGAGCTTCAAGCGCTTCACGCTGCCGCTTTTCCTCGTGTTTCTCCCGCGTGAGCTGGTCGATGCGGCGTTGAACCCAATCGTTCTTCGGCTTTTCCTGCTGCGCCTGCTGCTCGATCTGCTCTGCGGTTTGCCCGGCGCCCGGTTCCGTGCTGACTTCAGCGGGCTGTTGCGCCTGTTCCGTGGAGGCCGTAGGCGTGACGTTCTCTACTTCGGTTGAAGCGTTCTCTTCGGTTTGCATGGACGTGTCCAAGGATTGAGCCCGGTGATGCCGCACCGGTACGGGATGCAAAAAGGCCCGCTCTCGTGTGAGAAACGGGCCTTCGGGGGACTTCTGATCGCCTACACTTCAGTGGACAACCTGGAGAAAACTTTTGGCTAACAACCGCCTTTACATACTCGATACAGAAACTGGCGAGCACATCTTGATCGCCAAGGCATTCGGACCTCCCTGGGATATCCGTGCAACGCTCGAACAGATTCAGGAATTTCTCGACGGGCGAGATGTAGCTGCCTGCTGCTCAAGCGATCACCCAACTAAATTGAAGCTGGTCACAGAAGCCGATATCCCGCTTCCATTTGATACTGCTGGCTCTTAGCGCTGACCGCCGATGATGTACTGCTCACTCGTCGGCACGATCGCGCCGGCCGTCGTGTTCACGAACTGGATTGCCAACGTGTTCGCCGCCGAGACGCGCACATTGCCGATCGACAGACCGGCCTGATGCGATGCCTTGTTGATGTCGAGCGAATCACCGACCTGAAGGCCGGGAACCGTGAACGTCTGCTCAGCAGTCGTGTTGGCACCGACCGATGCGGGCGTCAGCGTCTGACGGATGATGAACAGCGTTGAGACTGGCGTCAGATTCGACGCGTCCTGCAATACACCGATATAGCCGGCCATGATCGAATCCCTATTGAGGTTGAGCGGGCAAAGAAAAACCCGCGCTCGGCGGGTTCGGTTGGGGCTGCTGTTGCTGCTGCGATGGATCGGGCGGTGCACCGCTCGGCATCGGCTGAATCTGGCTCGGGTCACCGGTGCGCAGCGTCTCCGCTACCAGGTGCGCGGCAATCGCGGCAATGAGTTCCGGCGCCATGTCGGGCGCAATGGCCTTCAGGCGGTCCGTCTCGGCCTTGTAGGCGTCGATATTCAGATGCGCCTCTTCATGGCCCTGCGTGCTGCGCGCGTCCTGCAGCGCCTGCGACAGATGGTTGATCATCTGCTCCATCTGCTGCATTTTCTGGTGCATATCCGCTTCGGCCGGCGTCGGGCCTTCGCCAAGGATCTGCGGCGGGATCGTGCGGTGCAGACGCTCTGCGACCTCATCGGCCATCGGGAAGTCCGCGGCCTTGAACAGCAGATCGCCCGCGACCTTCATCAGGTCCCGATCCTGCGACATGATCTGGGTCAGGGCGTGGAACGCTTCCTGACGGCGCGTCTCGTAGTTCGGGCCGACCTCTACCGTCACGTCGTAGCGGCCAATGCCGGGGTTGTAGATCAGCTTGGCGGCCTCTGCGGCGGTGGGCTTCTGCGGTCCCTGCGGCTGAACTGGTGCCGGCTGACCATTTGCGTCGCCTACGGCGTGCGGCTGCTGCGGGTTGATCTGCGCGAAGTCCTCGCTACCGTCCTCGCCAACGATGCGCACCACGCGCTCTGTGTCGTACACCTTCGGGATCAGGTCGACCATGATGCGGCCGGTGTAGCGGATCGCGCGCGCCACGTTGTCGATGAAGTGATACGTCGCCTTGTCGCCCTGCCGCTGACGCGCTGCAATGGCAACGCCGGCATCAGCATTCGACGGCGCGCCGAACTGCTCCTGATACTGGCCGGAGGTCATCATGAGTTCCTGCTGAGCCGTTTGCATGGCTTGCAGGTACGCAGAAGCGCCTACAGGAGGTTGTTCGCGCTGCGGACGCGGAATCTCCCGACCATCGGCATCGACGCCGTTGTAGGGCAGATACGCCTTGTTGTCCTTGTTCGCGTTCGCCCACTCGTCCTCGTAGCCTTCGATGGCTTCGACGGGCGCGACATATGGCGTCTTGGTCTGCAACGCGATGTATTCGACGTTGGCCGAGGTCATGTAGTTGTACATGCGCTGGCCGTCTTTCATGTTGCGCGTGTGGCCCTTGCGCTCGACCTTGCCATTGATGACGATTTCCTCGCCCACCACGCGCACGATCGGCAGATAGCGGCCCGGCCATTCCTTGCGGTCGATGATCTTGTCGCCGGCAATCTTGCACCACTTGAAATGCGGCTCGCTGACCTCGCGCTTCTTCACGCTTTCGTCTTCGAGCAACGCCTTGCGCTCTTTCTCGTCTTCCACCTCGGACAGCTTCATCGGGCCCTTGGCCGGATGATTGACCAGCATGTCCTTTTTCTCGGCGCGGTAGAAGTATTCGCATACGCGCACGTGGTTCTTGTCGAGCCACGGATCGCCGGTCGCTTCCATCGGAAACGTGACGCTCGCCGGATCCTCTTCCGGATACATCGCCTCGTACTCTTCCTTCGGCACGTCCTCGAACACGAAGCCGAACTTGGCGTCGGCGCCATCGGCTGACTGGATGTCGGGGTCGAGATAGACGCTCAGCGGATCTTTCACGCGCCGGATGAAGATTTCCTGCTCGAACGAGCCGTCGTGCGCATAGTCGGTGATCACGCGCCAGTAACCGAGCCCGGCTTGCACCGCAAACTCCGTCGCCGTGTCATAGGCGATCTCGGCATGCGAGTTGTACTCGATGTGCCGCATGATGCCGTCGAGAATCTTGGCGATCTGCACATCAGCCTGGCCGTCAATCGGCAGCGTCTTGATGCTCGGCTTGTTCTGCTTCGCGTCGTTGATGATCTGGAGATTGTGCTGACGCACCTTGTTGATCGTCAGGCACGGGCGATTGTCGCCGTCGCGCGACTGGCGGATTTGGTCGGGCCACTGCCAGTTGTTGTCCGGGTCGCCGTTGGCAAACTTCATGTCCTCGACGAACAGCTTGCGGAAAGACGACTCGGCATCCTCGCAACGGGCGAAACGCTCCTTGGCTTCCTTGACGATCGGGTCAAGGCCCGATGATTCAGCGTCGAGTTTGCGTTTGCGTGCCATTGATCAGCCCATCCAGGCGCCGGCACCATGCACGGTGCGGCGGATTACAGGTTTGCTCGGCTTCGGAGCCTTCCCAGCACGTCGGGCGCCCTCGCAGGCATAGCGCAGCGCGTCGATCACGTGGTTATCCTTGTCTTCGAGAATCGGCAGGATCGCCCCGGTTAGCGGGTCTTCCTTGTATTTGTAGAGCGTCAGTTCGTCGATCAGATGCTTGCAGCGCGGATGCACGACGATGTCGAACGACTTCAGGAATTCAACGCCCTCTTCCAGTGACTTCGCCCCCTTGATGGCCGGGCGGATCTTCGGGAAGCCGTTCTTCTGCATGTGGCTGATCGTCTCGGGCCGCGCTGAATCAGCCGTGATCGGCCACTTCTCGGCGTCGGGCACCGACATGAACAGTTCCGGCAGGTTGACGATCTCGCATCCGACCATGTACGCCTCGTAATCGACGTACAGGCGGTTGCCTTCAATGTCGCAGCGGATCAGCACGGACGGATCGACCGAGAATCCCCAGTCGGCGCCTAGACGATGCACGGTGCCCGCCGGCCGCTCGAATTCTTCGACGCTCCAATTGCGGAACACGCGCGCTTCACTGTTCTGCCGGTATTTGCCCAGCCACACATGCGCGTATTTGTCCGGATCGCGGCGCTTGTCGAACTCCATTTCCGCGCGCAACTCATCGGGCAACCATGGGTTGTCCATGTAATTCGCCTCGATCACGGCAGCATCTGGCGGGAGTTCTTCACCGCGCAGCAGCATGTCGATTGGATCGGTCGGAGAGTCCGGATTCCAGTCGAACCACAGTTGCGAGCCGGGCTTGCGAATCGTCGGGCGCAGCAGCGTGAGGCTCTTTTCGCTGGCCTTCTGAGCCTCGGCGAACCACGACCGATCAAAGCCCTCTAGCGACTTGATGGAGTCGGCCGTGTGGTTCTGCATGCCCTCGAAGATCGTCACGCCACCATGCCGCGTGAGGATTCGGCGGTCCTGAACATCGAAGTAATAGCCGGCGTTGTAGGTCTGGATCTTCGACTCAAGCAGCTTCTTCACTGAGAACTCAAGCGACTTGAGCGTTTCCCGGATGCAGACGAAATCGAGCTTTTCGCTCACGCTTTCTTCAAGCCACAGCTCGGCGAAGAAGTTGGACTTGCCGGAACCTCGACCGCCGTGCGCTCCCTTGTATCGCGCCGGCTTCAGAAGCGGCAGGAAAGCGCGCGGCGTCTCGATTACCAGGTCGCTCATTGCAGCTTCGGTTCTGACTCACCCGGATCGCGCGGGTCGATCACCTTGCGCGTCACGCTCTGGAACTGGACAGGACCGCCGTCAGGACCGGTGAGCGAGTGATCCACCTTGTCCCGCCAGTCCTCTTTCCGGCGGTTCTTCAGCCAGAAGATCTGTGCGGTGACGTTGCCGCCGGTCGCGTTCTTGTAGAGCGCGCCGACGACCTTCGCGTCTGCCTTGTCCTTGCCGGTGCTCATCGCCTCGGCGAAGTCCGCATGGGCGATTTTCCAGTCAGCCACGGTGCGCAGGCCAATGCCCAGGAATGCGGCGACTTCCGCGTCCGTCGCCCCGAGCAGGCAATAGTTCATCGCCAGTTCGGCGTACTCGGGCTTGTACTTCGACGGACGGGCCATGGCTTAGATCACCGCCTTGATGTGCACGTAGATCGCTTCGAGTTCGTCGACCGACACGCGCTCTGCGTTGCGCAGCTTGGCGAGTGCGTTGGCGAACTTGGCTTCGAGCAGCATCAGGTGCGATTCACGCGGGAGTTCAGCAGCGGCATCGACCGTGGGCGTCGGTGAAGAGTCCACAGGCGCTACAGAGTCGGCACCAGTATTCGACGGCTCCCCCGTTGCGGCCGTGCCAGCCTCCAAGACGGGCGCGTCAACCACCGGAGCGGCGTTCACCAGCACGTTTCCCGTACTGGCAGGCGTAGCAGCACCAGCGGGCGACGTGCCCGCATCGGCGTTTCCCACTTCACCCGAACCAGCTTCGCCAGATGAGGGCGACGAAGACGGCTCCCCCGCAGGCGCCACCTCGGGCGCAGGCTGTTGCGGCTCAGTGCTGCTCGGCGCTGCGTCGCTCAGGCTTGCTGCTGCTTCTGCAATCGGATCGCTCATGATTTGCTCCAAGGGATTGGGGGTTGCTGTCACCCGCGCCAGAGCGAGTTCCGGCGAGCCGGCGGAGACACCTGGCTTCCAAGACGTCGACAGCTGCCGCGGTTAGCGCACTCACGGCTTGCTGAAGAAAAAAGCCCCGACAAGCGGGGCAAACGCGGTGGACGCGTGGAGACACGGTGAGCCAGTCCGGGAGTGAGCTGCGGCGCCGACCGCCGCGTGACTGGCGGAAACGAAAAAGCCCCGCTCAGTTCGCACTGGCGGGGCTTCTTAACGGGGATTCGGTTTTCTCTGGGCGCGACTCGCCCAACTGATGCGCAGGATAGTCGAAAGCTATTGGGTTTACAAGAGGTTTTTGCTTTTTGGTTCTATGCCCCAACCGCAGCAAAAAAACCATTCAGGAAAGCCTTCTTCTGGCGCTCAAGATCGTCCCTTCGCTGACCAGGTAGCAATTCTGAGCGCATCAAGAGGCATATTTCAGGATTCAGCGCTAAAGCGACCCATGTAAAAACGCCATTGCGCTGAAATCGCTCCATGAGCACTTCTGCTATGCGAAATGTGAAGTTCAGATCATCGGCGTTCGCCCATGGCGTAAAGCGCATGGGCTCTTGTATTGGGAAGCGCAATAGCGGTCCACGCTTGCCCTGCTCCAGTTCGCGAATGAACTGCTGCGGAACGTCGATCACAGTCAGTGCTTCAAGGTCTTCCGGATCATAAACAACGCAGCGCATAATTTTCTCGCTTGAATTTGGATTTTGCAATTCTACGCCGCTTGCAACACCGCGCATGCTCCACGCTCGACCAGCCCAGCCGCCACCATCATCGGGCAGAGAATCGCCTTGGCGCGGGCGTATTCGGCTTCCTGATCGCCGGCTACGCGGATGCTCGACCACACCGCCGCGCCATCCGACAAGTTCCGGCATTCGGTATTGACCGCGACGCGCGCGCGCAGATCAAGTTTGAGGATCATCGGCTCGACGACCTTGCCGACAGCCTTCTTGCGCTGCCACTCGACCTCGGCGTCCAGATCCTCGTAATCCATCCATTGCCGCGAGGTGCGGAACTGGGCGCACGTGCTGTCGAAGGCGGAATAGTCCGTGCCGGGGTTGTATCCCTGAGACCACTCGTACCAGTCCAACAGCAGTTCGTCGATTCGATCCATGTTCAACCTCAGCGCGGAGTGTTAGCGGCGCGGTACGCAGCCATAAAGACGGAGTTGTTCCGGTACGGTCGAATAAAATCGCGATACCAGGCGTCGTATGCTTCCTTCGGTGTTTTTCCATCCCCACGCGCGCCGTGTCCCTCACACTCCCACCAGTGCAGTCCGAGCGCAGAGACATCGAACCAGCCAATCAGGCTGTCCCAGCGACGGCCAATCTGCAATTGGATATGTGGCCGGTATGTTCTGCATGCCATGTCAATCCCCCAGCTCGGTGTCTTTGAATGTCTCGCCATTGAACTGGATGATCACGTGCATGCGGTCAGGCGACATAACGTCACGCTGCATGCGAACTCGCGCGTTCTCGCATATCTGTTCGGCCTTTTCGGACGCGATAGCCTTTATCACGGGATCAACATGCGCGTGAATAGCATCCAGAATGGCGCGCTCAACATCGGCCTTTACTGCCTTTCCGATGATGTCTGCCACAGTTTCGAGCGGTAACGTCGTATTTGCCATGTCAATCCCCGTTCAATCCGCCTTAGCCGGCGTCCATCGAAATGTCATCCGCGTGTGAAGCTGCACTTCATCCCATATCGCCTCGATCTGGTTCGCGTCGAGCTTCTTCAGGCCGCCGCGCGTGCCGCTCACCGACTGTGCTTCGGGTGTCTCGCAGTTCAGGCGCAGGCGATCGGGGCGCCCGTTCATGGGTTTGAATGTCGGTAGCGGCATCAGGGTCAGCCCCGCGACGCCGCTTTGTGGCGCTTCACGTTGCGGGATTTCGCTGCCGCACGCTTGTCCATCGCGACACGATGGCGAGACGGCGAGTTCTTGCCCGCGCCGTGACCACGCGAGACATAAGGGCCGATCTGGGCAAGAGCAGCCTGACGTTGCGCTGCATGCGTGAATGCCATGGCCTGCGCAATGGCGGCCATCATCATCTTTGCGCGAGCGAATGCGTTGTTGTTGGTCAGCATGTGGTTTCCTCAGGTTGGGACTGCTGTTCCCGCCAAGCCACGAACGGCCGGCGCAAGAACTGATGAAACCGCGCCTCTGCGTCCTTGTCGGTCGCGAGCGCGCGGCGCGATGTGATCTGGCAGACGACGCGGATGAACTCTGCTGCTTCGTCCACCGTGAGGGGCTCGACCTCGGCGTGCGAGGCGGCCCATTCGCGGAATTGCGGGTCGCGGGGCAACATGCCGGCGAGCTGGAGGATCGAGGCCATCATGCGCACTCCTTTTCCTTGAACTCACCGCAGTAATCGCCCGCCCAAACAATCGGTGATACGCCGCGCCCCTCTTCATTCGCGGACGGCGGCAGACGCTTACAGACAAGCACCGAAGTCGATTCCGTTGACGGCGCGTAGCTACAGCTACTCGTGGGATTCCATGTCCGGATGCTCCCGGGCGGAGGAGGCAGGTAGCGCGTATCCGTAGCGACCCAATGGCATAGCTCGCAGCGATCCGGGCGGCTCGGTTGAGAGAAAGAAATCATACAAAGTGCCTCTGCCCATAGCGGGCGATAAGCGCAGCCTCAGCGCGGTTGTGATGCTTCACCAGGCGAATGTCATCGCACGGGTAAAGCTGCTTCGCCATCGCCAGGCACTGAGCCTTATCCGCAGACAGCCCGTAGAACCGCTTCCACGCCTGCGGACGCACGAACACCACGTCGTATCCCTTGGCGGCCAGCACGCCCTCTATGAGTCCCTTGGTGTGCATCATCGATCCCATGGTCTGGATCGCACTGCCGCCGATTGCCTGCACATCCTCGATGACGACCAGCGCCGGCTCATCAGGTGCATGGTGAGCGCGCATCAGCGCAGCGAGCGCACGACCGTCGCACTGGCGTTTGACGAGTGCCTTAGGACCAGCATCGGCAATCGGCTTCGTCGGCAAGTCGAATACACAGCGCAAGCCGTTGTGA